CGGTTCTTGTAGGTGGCGACCTCGCGGTTGGTGTTGTTCGCCACCGTGCGCTGGTCCTCGAGGCCGTAGTAGTCGGTTTGCGCGAGTAGGTCCTCGGGCGTGCCGCTCGAGAGGTCCAGACCGTTGGCCGCCATGTTGGCGCGCTGCTGGCCGCGCAGTTGGCCGATCTTGCGGCCGAGCGCTTCCTGGTCACGCACGCCGCGATCGGCGGCGTCGCTCGCCTGGATGTCGGCGACCTTCTGGTTGTAGACGGCTGCGTTCTTCGCGGCCTCGGCCTGTTGGTACTGGCCCATGACCTGCACGCCGGTGCCGGCTGCGGATGCGAGCAGCGATGCGGTCTGAAGGTTGGAGAGCCCGCCGGCGGCTGCGGCAGTGGTGGCAGCGCCCTCGCCCGCTACGGTCGCCAGGCCGGTGGATGTTGCGCCGGTGAAGGCTGCGGCCCCGCCGGCTTCTGCGGCAGCGCCCCACAGCCCTGCTGCGGCCCCGCCGGTGTAAACGGTCGCAGCGACCAGGGCTGCGGTTCCAAGAGCTCGTGCATTACACATTGGTGGACCTCTCAATTCGGAAGGGGTGAAACGGCATGCCGAAAGCCCCGAAGGGCTCGGCCGGCTCGATTCGGAATCCCATCCGTTGTAACCACGCAACACTTTTCGTATTGCGGGCGTCGACGTGGTTCTCGAGCGAGTCGTATTCACCCAGCATGGCGCGAGTGTAGGCGCGGCCACACTCGATAAACGCCCGGGAGTAGCGGTAGGCCGCGTCGGTTGCCAGCATCCAGGGGCAGCCGATGTTGTACAAAGCAGACACCGTAGAAACGCCCAGGAGCGCGACGGGCTCGCCGTAGGCACTCACCCCCATGACGACGTCATCGGAGGCCGCCAGCGAGAGCCTGATGCCATCCAGGTGCCGTCTGTGGCCGAAGGTGGCGTAACCTTCCTCGCGGTCGGCTGCGCGCAGATTCTCGGCAATGTATTCGATGCCCTCCTCGGTGGGCGTCGTGAACTCGTAGCGCTCGCTGACGAGGAGCGGCAGGCGCCAGCGGTCAGCCACCTGTAGCGACCTTCATCGTCAGTGCCGACACGGTGAGCGGCGTGGGATCGGAGCTCTGAATCCAGAGCTGTGCATCCTGGCTGATGTCGGGGTTGACGAGCAGGTCAAGAACCTCAGAGCGCAAACGAGGAGGAGTGTCGTAGTTTTCATTGGTGCGCGGCGGGATGGTGGTGAGCCGCGAGGAGCTCGGGCCCACCTTGACGATGCCTGTGCGGTACACGCGCAGGTAGGCGTAGTCTACCGACTTCATCGTGCCCTGCCCGCCTGCCTGCACCTCCTGGATGGAGAGCGGCAGCGTCTGGATGTCGGTGGTGAACGCAAGGCCCACCTGCACCTTGCTTACCGCCGTGGGCAGCGTCACCTGGCCGCCACTTACCGTGAGCCCGGTCACCACCGCGCCGTCGGCCAGCACCACAACACTTTGCCCCTCGAGGTAGTCGAGATAGGGCACCGTGGTGCTCGGCGTGCCGAAGGTGATGGTGCTGCCGCAGTCGACAAAGAACGCGTCGGCCTGCGTTGCGAAGAGGCGCGTCGACATGCGCTCGATCGAGCGCGTGACGGTGCCGTTAATCGTGCGCTTGACGACGGCGTAGAGCACGTCCTCGTTGTTCTCGGTGACGACGCAGATGCTCTCAAAGGTGCCCGTGGTGTTGTGCTGGTGCCAACCGAAGACCTGCTGCTCGGGCACGTAGCTCATGCCGAGCAGCACGCCGTCGGAGCGCACGAACCACGCGACCTGATCGGGTGAGCGCGAATAGGCAGCATCCACCAGGGTGTAGCTCTGAAAGAGGTGCGGAGCCATGATCGAGCGATCGTCGGCCTGGTAGACCTGGGCCTGCCACTGGAAGCTGATGTCGCGCACGCGCCGGCCGTTGGTCTCGACGTAGAGGCACGAGATGCCGGTCAGGAGCGGATGCACGTTGTTCGAGCCGTAGTAGTTCTGCGGGCGAACCGACAGCGTCGAGGGCGACAGCGCCTGGTTGTTGTTTGCGGCGATCTTCCACACGCCACCGACGGTGAGTGCCAGCAGGTCGTTCATCGGGATCAAGTGCTTGATCGCGTTTTGCTGCTGGGCCTTGATCGTGAACGAGAGCGCGTCGGCCGCGTTGCTCGGCATCGAGGTGTTGAGGTTCGACTCCGTGGCGCTGCGTGTGCCGTAGATGGTCTGCGGGTAGTTGGCCGAGCCCGCGAACATGCGGCGCTGCTCGTAGTAGGTCACGGTCGCCGGGTAGTTGCCGGCGGTGTCCAGGCGCAGCGTGTTGGCCGGCGGGTTCTTCGAGTAGTCGGGCGTGATGTTGTCGTCAACGAAGTTCAGGTCCGAGGTCTCCCCGATGAAGCCATACAGGCGCCCCGATGTGCTCACTGCTTTGTAGACGCGATACGTGCCCGCGCCCGTGGCGGCCGACCAGGCGATCGTGTTCTTGTTGCCGGCCACGGTGAGATCGTTCGCGCAGGTGGCGTAGCTCGAGGGCAACGACTCCTCGAAACCATCGGGCGTGATCGTGGTGACCTTGTAGTAGAAGTTTTTGGTGGTGCCACTCGCCGGGCTCGCGGTTGCGCTGATGCCGGTGGGGACGGCGGGCGAGCTGCCCAGCGTCGGGGCTGTCAACGTCCAGTTGGTCCCGCCCAGGCGCTTCAGCTCATACGTCGCGACACTCGGGTGCGTCAGCGTGATCACGTCGGCCGACTGCGTGTAGTCGATGTCGAAGAGCTGCGCTGCGGTGTAAGGGCTCGAGATCGTGTAGACGCGCGCGAGCACGCCGCCGCTCGTGTAGGTGCCGTAGGCGGTCGTGTTGATGTTGTTGCCGGTCAGCGGATCGACCAGGGCGAAGGTGTTGGTCGTGACGCTCGCCACCTTGAAGTAGCGCTTGTTGAGCTTTGTCATGCCGCCGACGTTGTCAACGTAGACCCAATCGCCGTTGGAGTAGCCGTGGGCGGCACTCGTGATGACGCCAGGGTTCGCGTTGGTTGCGCCGGTGATCGTCTTGTTGGCTTCGAGCAGTGAGGCGCCCTGGGTGTGGAAGCGGATGTAGCCGGCGCCGAACTCGAGCACCATCGTCTGTGTGGCGCTGAACGCAAACGGGATCAAGCGCACGGCCTGCGTTGCGTCTTTCGCAAAGTTAGTCCACGCGAAGCCGGGGCGCTTCGACACCGGGCCGTGTGGGAGCACGGTTGCGTTGCGGCACAGCGCGAGACCGGTCTGGAACTTGACATTGTCCAGGCGCCCGTACATCTCGGGCGTGATCTCGCCGCCGGCGAATGAGCGTGTGAGCTCCTTAACTAATGGCATATCCAGGTCCCGGGTAGATGATGGGGTTGGAACCAGACGCGGTGTCGGGTGTGGTGCCTCCGCGTGCAGCCACCATCGAGGGCACGAATTCGTCGGAGCGCCACGCGCGGTTGGCGTCGACGGCCATCGCTTCCATCACTTTGTTGGCGGCAATCTTGTGCAGGCTGCTTGCGGCCGTGCTGCCGGATTCGCCGCGCAGGATGGGGCCTGCGAGATAGGCGGCGAGCTTGTAGGACACGCAGGTGATGAAGCCCGCCGGGAACTTGGTCGGGTCTTCCATCGGCCGCGTGTAGATCAGCGTGGCGTCGGCCTGGTTGGTGAGGAACGTCGAGCCCTCGACGTCGAAGTCGCGGCTGTCGTCCTCGTGCATGTAGTATTCGCCGGTCACCAGGCGACGCGGCACCATGCAGTCGGAGGGCAACTGGTAGGCGTAGTCCCAGGTGGCGCTGGGGTTGGTTGCGAGCAGGGTGAGCACCATGCGCGTGCGGGCGAAGGTCCAATCGCCTGCCTCAATAATTTCGTCGCGCGCGATCGCGTAGAAGCGTGCGCAGTAATCGGCCTCCACCGAACCGTCGACGGGAGAGATGGACACGACCTGGGCCTTGTTGCCCAAGTGCGCGAGCGCGAGGTTGCAGATGTCAACGATGGATGCCATGAATCACTCCTTGATATGAAAAAGGCCAGAGTCTCCCCTGGCCTTTTTCGATGACGCCGGCCTGGGTCTCAGGCCAAGTCGGAGCCTTCGTCAGCCGGGGCAGCCTTCTTGCTCTTGCGAGCAGGCTTGCTGGCCTCCGGCTCGTCGTCCTCGCCGACTTTGGCGAAGTTGGAACCAGGGGTCATCACTTCGTCGTCGATGTCGACCACGTCGCCCGGTTGGACGATGCTGTTGTTGTGGAAAGAAAGCTCCAGTGCTTGGTAGCGCGCCATTTCGTTCTCCTAAGATCAGGACACAGAGAAGCCAGAGGTGTAGAACTTCTGACCGTCTTGGGTGTCGAGACCGAAGAACGCCGTCACGGTGCCGGCGCTGTTGGTGCCGGTGATGACGTAGCGAGCGCCCAGGTAACGACGGCCCGTGGAACCAACTTGCGCGTTAATGTCCACGGCAACACGCTTGCCGGCGGTCAAGCTGGCAGTGGCGATGGCGCCCGAGGAACCGACGACGGTCACGTTGGTAGTCAGGGCAGCATCGTCAGCGATGATTGCCTGAATTTCAGTCGAGGTGCCGCCGGCCACTGCGGTGCCGATGATGGCGTGCAGGACGGGGTACTCGGTGCCTTCGCCGATGTCGCGGGCGACGCCCAGGTCGATCGTGTTGGTCGACAGGACGTTGCCCGAGGTGGCGATGGTTTGCGGGGTCACGGTGCCGCCCGAGATCGAGCCAGACACCAGCAGGTTATTGTCAAGATACATGATGAAATCCTTGTAAGAGTTGGGTTCAGGTGGAAGGGGAGGAACTGAATTCCTCCCCTATCACGATCAGACCACGCGCGATTCCGTGTTCAGAATCTGGTCGACCTTGCGCAGCGGCACGCCCATGAAGGTCGCCCACTTGGCAGCGGTGCCAAACTGAGTCATGGCATCGTCGATGCTGATGGCGTTCTGGCTCTTGTTCAGGGCCTGCACGCGCAGCATGGAGAACACGGTACGGTTCATGTAGAACGCAGCGCGACCCATCGACAGGTTGGGGATGCGGTCGAGCGCACGGCTCATCAGCTTCACCAAGTCAGCAGCGGCGGTTTCACCGGTCAGGTTGGCGACGTTGATGTTGGCGATGCGCACGACATAGCGCCAATCCTTCACGACCAGGCCGTTCTTCCACTGGTACAGGGTACGCAGGGCCTGGTAGAAGTTGTTGGAGCTGTCGGGCACCGACTCTTCGCCGAGGTCCTTGTGCATCAGGCCAGCCTGCGTGCCCTTCGGGAAGGGGCAGAACACGGTCTGCGGGCCCCACACCACCAAGTAGATCGAGGTGTTGTTGGTGCTCGTGCCGCCGGCGTCGATGATGTTCTGGGCGTTACCGGCACCAGAGA